TACTACCTCGGACGACTGCTTGAGATTCCCGAGCAACCTGCTGTCTGGTCAGTCGGTGGCTCTGCCTTCCACAAAGCAACAGAAGATTGGGACAGACAGTATGTCGAATGACCAACTGTTCCCAACAGACTGGGAAACTCAGAAGGTATTGCTGAATGATTTTTATGGCTTTGGTAAAGCTGAAATTACTGTAGTCTTTATCTCAATGTTGAATGACTACATCAAAGAACAAGAGGAATCTAATCCTGAGTTCACAGAGAAACATCAGGTGGTATTCGATAAGGTTAAGGAGATTTTAAGTGACGCAAAGAAACACTGCAGACTCACTTTGGAAGGAGGCGTGGGATGAATACGCCAAAGACAAAGACCTCGCTACGCTTAGGGTTGGCGGTAGGGCTACGAAGGAATTTCCTTTCAAGGAAGATGCCACCTTCTGGAGTATTAAGGGACCCGAGTGGGTACAATCCTATATCGATTGGCGTGCCCACAACAAGAATTGGAAGATTTGGAAGACGGCTGAAGGCGTTCCTGCGATTGAGCTAGGCATCATGCCTAAGTTTGCTGGCGTTCCAGTTAAGATGGTTATCGATAGAATCTTTGAAGTAGATGGTGACTTGGTTGTTGTAGATTTAAAGACATCACAACAAACTCCTGCCAGTAGTTTACAGTTAGGTTTCTATAAGGCTGGCATACAACAAGTCTTCGGTGCTGATGTCAAGTGGGGTAACTACTGGATGGCACGACACTCAGGTACTGGTTCCATGGTGGACCTATCTAAGTATACCGAAGAACATATTGCTTACTTCGTAGAAAACTTTGACAAAGCACGCAGGGCTGGTATATTCTTACCCAACACAAACAACTGCAACCGGTGTGGTCTTACCGACCATTGCCAGTTCACATCTAAGAAAGGGTCATAATGGCCGAAGAATGGAAACTGCAAGTCTCTTACAAGACTGGCACAGGCGACATGATAAACATCCGCGCTAATACTGCGGATGAGTTGAGCGTACTGCTAGAAGGTATTGGCGACTACGCTACACAGATTGTATCTGTTAACAAAATGATAGGAGCTGCGTATAATGTAGCCCCTTTATCCACTACCGATTCCACTACAAGCACAAGGCCTCCAGTCTCCTCGCCACCAACCCCGGTGTCGGAAGCATCAGGTACCGCCGCTCCTACGTGTAAGCACGGTGCTCGCATTTGGCGTAGTGGTATCAGCAAGAACACAGGCAAACCATATGCGTTCTGGGCATGCCCATCACCACAGGGTACACCGGACCAATGCAAGCCAGTCAACTAGATAGTAAATAAACTATGAGCCGTAGTCATATGATTCGTCGCTGGCTACGGCTCTTATTTAAAAAGGAAAAGAATTGCGCACACTTGTCAGAAGCGTTGGTCGCCCAAGTATCGGTGGAGAACCGCTACCTAGTTGCTTCAAGGCATTCGAATCGAACAAGATTATTCTTAGGCGAAGCGAAGTGTCGATGTTCGCAGCAGCACCAGGTGTAGGTAAGTCAACACTTGCCTTAGCCTTGGCACTCAAGATGAAGGTGCCAACATTATATATCAGCGCAGATACCAATGCACATACAATGGCTATGCGCCTTGCCTCAATGATTAGTAACAAAAGTCAGAGCGATGTAGAACAACTACTGAATGCTGACTTGGGTTGGACTAGGGCAATACTAGCGAAGGGTGCTCACATCGTGTGGTCATTCGAGTCAGCACCCACGCTACAAGATATAGACGAAGAGGTTCAAGCCTTCGAAGAACTATGGGGTTGCCCACCACAACTGATTGTGGTAGATAACTTGATGGATGTAGCCACAGATGGTGGCGAAGAGTTCGCATCTATGCGTGCGATTATGAAGGAGTTGAAGTATCTTGCTAGGGCTACCAATGCAGCGATTCTGGTATTACATCATACGAGTGAAGCGGTACCTGGTACTCCTTGTCAGCCTCGTTCCGCGATTCAGGGAAAGGTCGCGCAACTCCCCGCACTCATTTGCACGCTTGGTGTTGTGGGCACATCAATGGGCGTGGCCCCTGTCAAAAACCGATATGGTAAAGCGGACGCGGGCGGGACGCTAATGACATGGATTGCTTTCAATCCTGAATATATGTTCGTTGACGACATACCGGAGAATGTATAATGGATGACGATTACCTAGAGATTCACGCCAAAGAGATGGCGTATGCAGAAGTAAAGAACCAGGTGGCAAAGTTCATAAAGAAGATTGATGAGGCTAAGGTTCCTATCAAAGATGAGTACACGCAAGGCGTGCACGATGGACTTGACTGGGCAATAAGAATACTAACGAAAGATAAGAGCGCTTCCTAATGGCAAACCCTAATGGTCGCAAAGGTGCACAGTTCGAGACTGATGTAATGCATTGGCTTCGTGATAACGGAGCGATAGCAGAGCGTCTCACTAAAGCTGGCGCTAAAGATGAGGGTGACTTGTATGTCTTCCTTCAAGGTGAAACTTATATACTTGAATTGAAGAACCGCAAGAAGCTAGACTTACCTGCGTTCTGGGACGAGGCGCAGGTTGAGGCAAAGAACTACGCGAAGGCTAGGAAGTTGGCGACCATACCTCCTGCCTTCGTTGTAGTTAAGCGCAGGAATCATGGCGTGAAGAACGCATGGGTTGTACAGGATTTAGAACAATGGATGAGAGAGAGATATGAATGACCTCCCAAGTATTAGAGATGTGCTTATCCACTACGGTGCGAAGCTTGGACGAAGCCACGGGCAAGTCAATCTCAGATGTCCGTTCCACGGTGATACGCATCAAAGCGGGACAGCCAATCTTGACAGCCAACTCTTCGTCTGCTTTGCATGCGGAGTTCAAGGAAATAGTTTGCAAATCATTTCCCAACAAGAAGGGATTACAGTAAGAGATGCAAAAGAATTCGCAAAAAGAATTACTGGAGAAAGCCACGGAGAAGTACGCGGCAAACATTTATCAGGCAGAAGCTTACCTCAAAAGCAGGGGTATTCCAATGGAAGTAGCACGGCTGGCGCGATTAGGCGTAGTCGTAGAACCTGAGGTTGGCCATGAAGCATATCAATCAAGACTTTCTATTCCGTATCTTACTAAGTCTGGTGTCGTTGACCTTCGTTTTCGTAGTCTTAATCCTGCTGTAGAGCCTAAGTACATGGGCCTAACAGGAGCAGAGACTAAGATGTACAATGTCTTAGATATAGAACGCGCTGCTGATTTCATTGGCGTGTGCGAGGGAGAGCTTGACGCTCTCACTATGTCTGCTTGTGTCGGCATACCTTGTATCGGTGTGCCCGGTGCTAACTCCTGGAAGAAACATTACACTCGTTTACTTGCTGACTTTGAAAGAATTTATATATTTGCAGACGGCGACCAGCCTGGTAAGGAATTTGCTAGCGCATTGGCTCGTGAGTTACCGTGTACTATCGTTCAATTCCCCGACGGTGAGGATGCTAACTCTTACTATACTAACTATGGAGAGACTGCAGTTCTTCAGAAAGCAGGGTTGTTGGATGTTTGATAGAAACGAAGTGCCTACTTGTCCTGAATGTGGGCAGAAGTTCAATGATGTATTTGAAGCAGTCAATCATATGGTTGAAGATGACGAGGAGTTTGACCCAGCGTTGATACTCCCTGGTGGTTTTAGACTTATGGTTGGTTCTTTATTGGAAGCATTATATCACCACCGTAACGAACCGGATATGATATCTAGAGTAACGCAAGACGCTTATGGTACTTTGTTTATGGCAGAGGTAAGTCCAGAGATGATAGCGGGTACGATTGAAGATATGATAGTCGAGGGTACGATGGAGGATTTTGATGACGAACTCAAGAAGCTATTCAAGAATGGAGCGTGAGGAGATATGGCAGATTACAACCCATCTCGCAGAGATAGGCTACAAGATTACATCAATACACAAAGAGGACGGGATGCTTACGGTCACCCTAAAGGTTCCCCTCTTGAGTACGAGCTACCCCGTGACCCCACCCAGTTCGAAGAAGATGTCAGAATAGTTTATGATGAACTCATGTCTATCCTTCTTAAGAAGCATAAGGACTATGGCCCGAAGAATATTGCTGAAGCCCCCGGTGGCGCTCTTAATGGTTTGCGTGTGCGCATCCATGACAAGCTGGCTCGTATCAATAATCTTATAGATAAGGGTAGCAATCAACCTGAGTATGAGTCATTAGAAGATTCGTTCGCTGACATGGCGAACTACGCTATCATAGGTATGTTAGTACTGAGAGATAAGTGGGATAAGTAAATGGCAAAGAACTCCTCGTTTGATTTAGACTTCGGGTATGGACGCAAGGGTGAACAGTTGGTCGAGGAGTTATTGACCGGCGGACGCACTGTCGAAGTCAAGCGTGACAGGAAGTGGTGGATAACCAACAACATCTACATTGAAACTGAGTGTTGGTTTAACAAGAGTCAAGCGTGGGAGCCATCGGGATTGTCGGTGACTGAGGCTGCGTACTGGGCGTTCGTACTTGAACAGTCCACCTTCATGGTACCGACACACATATTAAAGAAAACTGTTGAGCAACTAGGCAGGGAAATCTCTTGCGAGATTCCTCCTAATAAATCAAAGGGTTATCTAATTACAGTAGAAGATTTATTAACTGGCACAAGAAAGTGGAAGAACGACAAGCCATGAACTGGGATAGAATAGAGCGTTGGGATTATATTGTGGTGGCTGTAGCCACAGAATACCATAAGAAGTTTCCTATATGCGAGATTGAAGATATCAAGCAGTCGCTCTATCAATGGTTCACCGAGCACCCTAACAAGTTAGATACATGGGAAGCAATAGGCGAGAAGGATGCTAAGAATTTAATTTATCGTAGCCTTAGGAATCAGGCTCTAGATTATTGCCAGCGTTGGAAAGCTAAGTCTATTGGTTATGATGTATCAGATTTATATTACTATGAACCAGCACTAGTTGAGGTATTACTTCCTGCGGTATTGGCTGGCAACTTTCATATCGCACCTAAGTTAAATCTTAGTGGAGTTACTAGACCCACTCCTCCTGCGGAGGGCGGAAACATACAAGTAATGTTACTTGAAGTAGACTCAGCATACTGGAAGCTGTCGAAGGAGGATAGGAAACTTCTATTCTTCAGGCACGCTGAGTCTATGGACTTCAAGGAGATAGCCAACTATCTATCTCTTGGCACAGAGGACGCTGCGAGGATGCGTCACAAGCGTGCCATTAGGAGGTTGGTCAATAAACTTGGAGGCAGTAAGCCCTATCAAGACTATGACCTAGATAAAAAGCAAGATGAAGATAGTGATAATGAAAAGTCCGAGCATGATGGAGGAGATATTAGCACCACCGAATAAGGCTAGTGTTGAAAATCCCAACCAAACTTTTAGTAGACTTACCAAGTGTCACTCTCATCCCATTGGCTAGGTTCGGCATCACCCATCAGGGAGTCTAGGTATTCCTCTTCGCTAGCAAATTCAGGATACCACTCTAGGATTCTAGTGCCGGCACTTAGTGGCAACTCCGATATAAGTATATCATCTATGCCATAATCAGGGTCAGAGTACGACTCCCACTTATAGTTTATCAGTTCTAAGTTGAACATGTAAACTCCCTCAGGTGTAGCTGAGATAAACATAGGGGTATACTTTTTATCGTTAGCCTCATCTAGTAATGGGTTGAGTTGAATCTTACTGATTACCACTGTGTTTCCATTAGTAATTTCTACATATCCGTATACTGATTCCTGCTTGCTGGTAAAAGTAAAGAACGAGTTTCCACGCTCTATTTCCATGTCGGGGAACATTTTGTCCTTCAGTAAGGACTCAAATTCCTCTAAGTTCAATTCATAAGTTACCATTTATCCTCCTGTTTTATAGAATCCAGTTCCTTTGAACTGAATACCTGGTGCGTAATATACTCTTGTTGATTCAAGCCCGCAAGTTATACACTTGACTGGCTCGTCTCTCT